GTCCCCGGAATCCGACTGGCGTCAGCCAGCCGGCAACCACCGCGCTGTGAGTCGAACGCGCACGGCCCGTCCTGCGAATTCGTAGGAGACTGGGTTCGCACTCGGAAGAGTGCGCCTCTCAGCAAGGCGGAGGCTCTTATGAAGAGCCGCCCATCCGTCGAGAGGGTCTCGTTTGAACTCCGACTTCACCATGAAAGCCTTCTGCTCAGGTCGCCATAGGCGCCTGTTCATCCGGCCAACAGTGGGAAGAACGTCAGCTCCCCAAGGGGAGCCGACTCTAACCAGCCCTGGGCTGTTGCTGTCCCCGTAAGGGAACAGCTTCAGACCGTTCAAGATCTGTCGATCAAGAGCGGAAACCGTAGAAGGCCAAAGGCCCTTTGCGGCAAGCTGGTTTCGAAGGGACACTGTAGAGACAGTGTCCTCCGCAGTCGCAGTAGTGAATGCGAGTGGTCGCCGAACCTTGACATAGGACACATCGTGTCCCTTGAAAAAGTCTGCTCCACACGATTCACGGAAGAAGCCATTCACAAATGACTTCTTCACGTTAACCTTGAAGCCAAATCGGCTCAAGGCCTCTACCACGACAGCATACTTGTCAGAGGGAACAATAATATCGTCCCCGAAGACAATTACCTGACGTGAAACCTTTCCGACTAAGCTAAGGTCCGGGAAGCCTGACGGCAACCTGGGCACCATGGCGTACACGGCGATCGCCGCGAATACCATGGCCTCAATCGGAAAACACACCGCTGATCCCATACTCGCAAACTTGTTGAGAGTAAGGGTAGTCCCATCAGGCAAATATGCCTGACGTGAACGGCTAGCGAACAGGGCATCGCGGAAAACGCGACGACCAGACGTCAATTCCCACACTAAGCGGGAAGAGACGGAATCGCTAGCTGCTGACAAGTCTATGGTGGCAACAGATCTGTCGACGGACCCACGGTGGGCCGCCGACCTGTTGTCATCACTAGTAGAGAACCGAGGGGGTAAACCCCGACGCTCTATAGACTTAACCAGCCCGTTCATGAGACCCTGCTGACAGTACATCCGCCAGCTGGGCTCAATCGCTATGGTCCTAGGACCTTTAGCGGTTTTCGGGACAAACGACACCCGAACGGGCGTCGTTTCAGCCGCGTAGTCTACGCTTGGATCACTCAAGACATGTCTGTCATTGAGCCGTGTGTAAGCATAGGAAGGGAAGTGGGGCTCTAGCCTCTCTTCCCATTGAGCGAAGTTCCACCTAGAGTTAGGAAGGATCTTCTCCTGTGACGCTCCGTCTCCATGTTTTGCATGGAGACTATTGGAGCGAATGTCGTTTTCGACATCTTGCAACACACCGTCGAACAAGCTAGCGAACACAGCGTTTAACGCTGAGTTCGATCCGCTCGTCGCTAACGCGTCAGTCTCCTTGAAGGAGGCCAGCGCATCAGCGGTATAACGAGGGGCACAGTCAACCCGCATCTTTGCAGCAAAACCGCAAATTTGACGGACGACAGCGACAGCTTGGACGTCGGGATCCGAACGTATGGTTCCATCCCTCTGGAACACTAGGGAGGCAAAACCTCGCAAAAATGCGGGGAGCTGCCCATCCTTCCTGAAACCAGGAATATGGATGTTGTCCCAGGTGCCTGCTTCAAGAGCGGCCTCAAAGGCTACTCTATAGGCATCCAGTGTGATAGTGAGGAAGGGTTCACCTTCTTCACTATGGCGTCGCGTGACGGTCTCAATGTCACGCGAGGGGTCAAGTTTGCATGCGACACCGGCATCCGTAAGGAGTGCCGTGATGAGAGCTACGAGGCTTTTCACTATTCCCTCCTTTAGGGTAATAGATCCAAGGTCTCATAGCCCCGCAGACCACAGGGTTAGGCTAGGCCTGACCCTGCACCACCGCGGCCAGAAGGGCCGGGTCACTGACGAAGTCAGTGAAGACCTCAGCGAGATCCGTGATCTCCGTCGCCGAGAACCCCTGAATGGGGTGATCGATCACGATGTGCACGCTCTGCGTGTACTCGCGATTCTGCGACGGGAGCATGGGGTCGGTCGCGATCTTCCGGTTGACCAGCTTCACCACGTGGCGAAGCCGGTTTCCCCGGGAGTGGTCGACCGACAGCTCGTACTTCGTGTCATCAGACGCGAAGCGACCAAGGGCCGTGGAAACACGGTCCAGATCGGTTGCTGGGGTGGTGGGCAGGACCTGCGGATCGGCAAGGGCCATGATGTGTGCTCCTTTCTAGAGCATAACACCTCCATAAGGTGTAAAACTGATTGGTCTTTCCAACCAGTGACCTAGTGTCTTACGCTAGGGGGACTACCAGACGCCGTTGACACGCCAATTGCGAGCAACGACGCCCACTGCTGAGCATTCAGATTAGCAAAGTCGGTGTAAAAACCGAACGAGCTACACCTAGTTCTCAGCTTGGTTTCAGTTAATTCCGTCCGCATAGCTTTCGCCGGCGGAGTAGGATAACCTACACCATTGGAACCAGTATAACGGAATATTCCGTCATACGTAGCGGTTCTGGTAGTTTGAGTATGGTTCATTACGTAACCATACTCACAGACGATATTGTAGTCTGCCACCACTTGACGATTCTCAAGAAAGTCGCCAGTGTTAGCAAACCAGTCAGCAACGAAGGAGAACGGGATCAAGTCCCACCCTACTCTTACATCAATACCGATTCCCGTAAGGTAGTCGATACGATGGAAGAAGTCGCTGCACCGGTCGAGCCAATCCTCCGTGTCAGAAACTGACATAGAGAACGACCCGGCCCACCACGTGTCCATGGAAGTTTCCGTGAACAGGTGACCATTCACATCTTGCATAGAGTGGTTGGAAAGACCAGCCACGGCAAGAGAGTTGGTGGTGTGCATCGTATTAATACGATACTCGCGACGAAGGCTTCTCCTTCGACGGATACGTTTCTTCCCGTCACGGGATACGGTCTCGGCAATACGCCGAGCCCGAGAAAGT